TCTGATGTACTCTGTGAGAAGTTTAATATAGTGACCCTTGTTGCGCTTTTCGTAGACGACACATTCTCCATTTTCAGCTACCATAATAGTAATAAGTTTTTTCACTGGTATACCAGTCATTTCATAATACATGCAAGCGTATGCAGTTTCTTGCACAAAATAATTTTGAATCCATTCCTCTGGTTTTATTTTTGTTGCCGTCTTAAAGTCAATGACTGCAAGTTCGCCATCGTACTCTGCAATACAGTCAACTCTACCTGCAAGACCAAGGTAGTCACTATACAGTGACTTCTCTAAAGCATGTATATTATTTATACGGTCCAAATAAGGTTTAGCCGCAAGGAGGAGAAACTTTGTTGAAGGAAGCATCTCAATCTCACTGATTGGAGTATTCTTCATATAAAGTTCTACACAATCATGAAACTTTGTTCCACGAAAAGTAGATTCCCTGGTAATCTTGTTTGCCTTTTCTTCACCGACTTTCTTTCTCCATTGAACGAAGACTTCACGGTTGTAAAAACTTGTGACCGAAGTAATTGATGGATACATCTTTCCAGATGGGACTTTATAAAAACGAGTCCCATCTATATTCGTTGCTTCCAGATCAACTTCTTCTTTCAAATAATCTAAATGAACAAACATCAAATACCCAGTGCAATTTTAGTCATAATGTAATTACGGACGAATCCAGAGCGAACAATATCATTAACATCATACTCAACAGTCTCAAAGTCTTCTGTCATTGCCATGATAATCTTTTTGAAATCAAGAATACCATTTCTTTCATTAGTCTTCACAAGGTCAGACTGTGCGGCATCACCACAGAAAACGATCTTACAATTCTCACCCACACGAGTGATAATAGAATCAAGTTCGTGGAAGTTCAGGTTCTGCATTTCATCAACAATAATGATGCAGTTATCCATCGTAGTTCCACGAAGGAAAGAAGTAGACCAGAAACGAATCGTCTCTTGTGCTTTCAATGCACCGTAAAGCATTTCAAACTCATTATCATCTTGCATCTCAAACATGTACTTAACCATATTCTTGTATGGAATCTGATAGAGAGAAGACTTATCTTCATGGTCTCCTGGAAGGAAACCAATCTCACGAGTTGCAACTAGAGAACGAACCACATAAACTTTTTCATATGGAGTCATTACATTCAACACATCTTTGAGTGCAAGGTAGAGTGCAATGAATGTCTTACCAGTTCCTGCTGCTCCATATGCAAATAGGTTCTTACCTGCTTTGTATGCATCAAAAAACTTTTTTTGGTTATCGGTCAACGGTTTGATGTCAACCATTATATCCGAGTTAATCGGTTTCTTTCTCTTCATTTGTCGTGAACTCATGCTACCAATACCGCTATTGGAGTCGTTCTTTCTTTTTCTTGCAGGCATACTTAGATTTTCTTTACTCGTGAACCAGGCATTTTAGATGCCCTATGTAAAACATCATTCCAACCAGGATTGCGGTTGATCAGTTTATCTTTCCACTCACCGACTTCTCCAGGAGAAGGACAAGTAGAAGGATCTGACCAATCCCTAATCCAGTCTGGGTTATCCTCTAACCACTGATTCCAATCGTGAATACTCATCACAACTTCTTTTTGTTCGCCAGTGGTTTTATTCACTACAGGGTATGTTGCCATTGTTATAAATTCAAGATAATTTATTTAGACCCACTCAAGGGCTTCTGCAACTGTAGGAAACTGTTCTTTGAATACTTCCCTACATGCTTCTGCGACCTTCATGTGTTCTGCTTGGGTTCCGTTTGCAGAACGCAGATTGATATAATGAATCCATGAGCGACATGAACCACTCATATAGATACGAGTGGGAGTACACAGAGGAAGAACGTTACGGGCACACTCTTTTGCAACACCAGACTCAAGCATCTGTTGATAGAGTGCCATTGCAGAATCAAATAGAGTATTCATCTGCTTCTCCAACCTATCAATGATGAGCGGATCCAAGTCATCAATACTGTTCTGACGATTCTTGGTGTCCTGACGACGGAGTTCTGGAAGAGGGATCGCCTTCGAGAGTAGGGAACTATCAGCATACCGTTGTGAAAATTCTTGAAAGGTGAAACTACGGTGACGCAAAATTTGAGCTGCGATGGCACGAGTAGTTTCAATCTCAAGAGTCATGAAACTTTGTTCAAAGACACTCCAGTGATTGTGCTTAATACAGTAACGCAAAAGTCCTGCATAGTTGTCATTCTCTTGATTGGCAGGATTAGAAACCCTGGCAACATATGCCATTGTCTGCTCTGCGTCAGGAGTCACACTTATAAGTTTAACAGTCATCAAAAGTCCTCGTTCAAATCGCTATCTTCAAATACTTCATCATAATCATGGAAATACGATGCTACTTCTTTGTAATCAGACTTACGTTTGTATGCATCAATATCGGAATAGATTTCTGCTTTGAGAGAATCTACTAACAACTCCAGATTCCGAATCATTAATTTTAGTTTGTCTCTGTCCATAAAATAGAGTTCTCTTTACACATTATACACAAAAAAAGAGGGAGAGTCAATCCCCCTCAAACTTTAGTAGTTTATCAAACCACTCATCCAAATGAATGAGATAGCATGACCAGTAGTTGCAACCTCTGTACTTTAACTGATAACAGGCAGGTGGTCTGTTATCTTTATCCATATCATCATGATGATATGTGTAATTTTGCATTACTTACTTAGCAATAATACTTCAGCATAAATTAAGAGCATGAATGCAGTAGAACCTAAAACGATTCCACCGATTAAACTAATCACTTTTTGCCTACCTGACAGTTACCTGCCATGCAGAGTTCTGCTTTGTGACGACGATCTTCTTTTTGCTTCTTCTCTTTAATGAGTTGAAGGAAATTGAGTTTCTGCATCACTTGTCCTCCTTGACAAACTTAATGCCACGATAGGCTTCGTTATGCTGTTGAGGTTGCTGTTGTGCTTGTGATTGTTGCTGACGACGCTCTACAGTGTCGTATGCTTGACCACGATAAACGACTTTAGACATTGGTTTACTCCAAAGAAATGAGATGGTTAAATCCCGTTCCTTCGGGCGGTTTGCGTTCGCTATTTGCGAATAGCGAATGAACGTTCCGTTCCGCCGTCCTACTTGCGTCCTAGTTATCAAAGCATTGGGGGTCCGTATGTTCCATCCAATGGATGAGAATATCAGACTTCTCAAGGGGAGTGAAAAGAGTTGTCTCCTCTAATCCCTCTCTCAACCAGTTGAGGTCTTCACACCTAAGATAATTCTCGGGCGAGACATGACTAAAAAAGATGAGTGCTAGTGATAACATGGGATGAACGTAAGGGTATTATAACCCCTGATAGTGTATATAGCAAGTTTATTTTGTAACTTATGTTACAGTTTCATTGTCTTTTAATAATTGAGACACGACTCTCTCTGTTCCATCCATGGTCTTAACTTGATAGATGCCAGAGCGCATGTACTTCTTTAATTTTTTGTACTTCTTCTTTACACTTTGAATTGCATCAAGGTCAATTCCAATGTTTAAATTGTTATCTTCTGTCATTTCTTTTTCTTAGCTCCAGGAGGATTCCATAGTTTGGGGTTTGTTCTTCCCTCCGATTGTTTAAATCCAATCAAATCTTCACGATACAAATCCCAGTAATGATCAAAAATATCTACTTTTTTACTACAAATAACTAGATCCCATTTAGTTACACCATCCAGGATATACTCTACCAAGTAACTTGTACAAGGTAGAGATCTATCATTTGCCGCTTCAGGATCACAGTCTCTTTGTATAATTCTAATCTTAGAACTCAACTTCTACCACCCCACTGAATATCTGGATATGCTTCTGATACTACTTCTTTAGAAATACTATACCTGCTTTCCAGATTCTTATCCTTAACCAGGCAAAGAATTTCAGCATCAAGTGGATGAAGACCCTCAAGAATCTGAATAAACATTGTCTCCCTACGAAGAGACTTCAATTGATCATTACCACCCTTGATGAAATTATAAAACCTTCTCCACTCCTTTCGGATGGTTGTCTTACCTTGTTTCAAGTCAGCAGCATTACCAAGAGAAACGGTATCAAAATAATCCATAGTACCAACCAACTGGTTGATCTTTGTGCTGAGAGTTCCATTTGAAACTTGTTCGTCTTTCAAACTAGAGTATGGAACTTCGCCAGGAGGAAGCAAAGAGATTACACTCTCATCAAAGTTCCAGATGAACAATGCTTTGAGTGATTCATGCTCATATTTTTTCAGCACTTCAATTTTCTTTGCTTTCGTTCTTTGCTTTGATGCGAGTGTAAGAACTTCAAATGCAAATGGATTTGCAGGAAGGTTGAGGGTTGTCTGAACAGACTGCGTAGTCTGAGTAGTGTTTCGCTTAGTCGTAGTCTTCTTCGTCGCTGTTGTCTTCGTAGTCATGATAGTTCTCAAAATTAAATGCAATTACTTCGTCAGGTATGAGATTGCCTTGTCCATCAAACATTTCAGGGTGTGGTCTTGGAATTTCCCTGTAGTTCATCATGTATTCTCTGGCAACCCAACCACCTATGAGTCCCACAACAAGAAAGAGAAACGTCATTAATGAAAAGATCGTTATAGTTGCAGCAGTCATAGTTCTTCTCCGAGAGATTTTTTCTTAATTGAAAAAGAGGATTCAAATGTAAAATGTATCTCTCTTCGAAAAAGGGAGATCATTTTGGCAATTTTTACATGAAAAATGCCTCTTTGGGGTTTTGATCTCCCTCCCAACATTAGTTCTACCCCTCTATTTATTTCAAGATCAAAGGATCTTTTTTTCTTGGAGGTATCTGATTGTGTCACTGCATCCTCCTAGTTTAGTTTGATCTGCAAGAACTTGGGGGAAAGTTGTACCATTACCGAACTCACCATAGAATTCTTCTCTGGTAAAATCATCTCCAAGTTTATATTCAACATACTCTAAGTTTAATTTTTCTAAAACCTGAATTGTTTTTGTACAATATGGACAACCATATTTGGAATAAACTGTAAACTTCATTTCTTTTCGTATGGGTGTGCTTGTTTAAATTCTCCTTGAAAGGGTTTAGAGGGTTCAAATGGACTACGGGTGAGATTCTTAATTACAATGAACGCATCATTATTGTATTTACGAACACCATAAGGAGTTGCCCACTTCTCATTGTAATTTTCTCCTTGATGAATACCAGAAACGACAGTGCCACCAATATCTACTTGGATGTCATCCTTTGCTTCCCATCCCAATTTCCGTAGTGCATCATAAAAATCATGTAACCAATGATCTTCATTCATTACTCTTTCTTCTGGTTCCAAATTTCCGTTCATAAAAAAAGGAGGATTACTCCTCCCATTATAACAGAATTAAATTAGAGTGTCAAAGTTCAATGTATCGAACTTCATCGACATATCCAGCAGAGAGAGCAGTCTTTATCATCTCATCAGAAGAATTACCTTCTTTGGGACGAGCAGAAAAATAAATTACATACCGTGCATCGGGATTAGAGTGCTTAAGAAGAGCGCCGTTGCAGATCGCTTTCTTTACGTTATCAGTCCTCTGAGCACCAGGACGTTTCTTTCCTCCAGGGTTACCACCTTTCGCTTCACCATACTCAATGATGCCATCTTTAACTGCAATATAGTCAACATTTACGCCAATGTCATTGAGTTTGACATTCGTTCCTGTAATATCGTATCCAAGTTCTTTGAGGTTTTCCTCGACGATAGTTTCAAACTGATCGCCAGATTTTTTACTTTCTGCTTGGAAGTTGGTCATGTGCCTTTGTGTTGACTTAGGTATTATACCACAAAGTCAACTACCAAATCCCCTACCAGAGTCAGTTTCTGATCTGTCTATCACCTCAATGTGACTATTCATTTTGTTTGGACTGTTCCACCAAAATTGGTTTGCTTCTTCCCAACTATCAAAGATGAAAACTTTTTCATGATTCAGAACCACCTTATACTGGTGCCTATCATAGGGTTTATCGGACGTTTGTGTGAAAGTCATTTCTTTACTTGATCCCAATCTTTTTGAAATTGTTCTAATCCTTTATCGGTGAGTACATTACTATACATTCCCCAAAAAACTTTAGATGGAATTGTAACCACATCAGTGCCGACCAAAGCACATTGCTCAACTTGACGAACATCACGAAGAGATGCACTCAGGATTTGAGTTGTTGTGAACTGTCCATTGCCAGTATACACCTGACGAATGTTTTTGATAAGTTCAACACCATCAATTCCATTGTCCACCCAACGACCAACGAATGGTGAGACATATGCAGCACCTGCCTTCTCTGCCAGAATTGCTTGAGCAACAGAGAACACAAGGGTCACATTGACTTTGTAGTTGGTCATTGCAAGAGCAGTACATGCCTTAAGACCCTCTACAGTGCAAGGAACTTTAATGGTGACATTCCAGAGTCCATTGAATTCTTGTGCCTGATCAACCATTTCTTCTGCAGTATCGGCAACAACCTCGGCAGAGATTGATTCAAGACTTGCAAAAGAAGAAGAGATCTCCTTAATAACTTCAACAGGATCACGACCACTCTTCTTAATTAGAGTTGGATTTGTGGTAACCCCATTGATCAATCCAGTTTCATGTGCCTTTGCAATTTCGGCAACATCAGCAGTATCTAGAAAAATTTTCATGGGTTGTGGTTCTTGTTTTCTTTAATTTTTTGATATCCCCAGACTGCCAGGGTGCCGATACCTAGACCAGCAATACAGCAAAGAAACATGTGAATAATGTGTTCGTAGGTTGTGTGATCAGCGTGGTTCATTGTCAGTAACGTTTGATTCCTTTAGTGCCTGTAGGGAATGTAGTCTCCATTGCCCAACATAAGAGCAGTGTAAAACTAAAAACAAATATTGTGCTAATCATGTTATCCAAAGTAAATTACAGAAAGTGTGAAGATAACAAAAATCATGACCGTAAAGATCATCAATCCTACACCTGCCCAGGCAACCCAAGCAGGCATAGGTTCATAGTTGTGGTTATGAGACATGTAGTGTTCCAATCATACCAGCACCCTTATGAGGATCACACCAGAAGGTGTAGTCTCCTGCTTCGGGGAAGGCGATATCAAAACTCTCACCAGGAGCAAAAGCAAGTCCCGTATGTGAGAGTTCAGGGTGATCTTCAACGATCACATTATGGGGTGGGAGCATACCATTCACAAAGTGAACCGTGTCTCCTGCAGATATTGTAACATCTGCTGGGTCAAAAATCAAGTTACCGTTAGCACCCATTGTAATATCTACCGCCCAAGCAGGAAGGGCAAAAAACAGTGTAGCGAACAGTGCGAGAAGAAACTTCATTAAGTTCTAGCAACTACCACTATCTATAAGTGTTTCTACTTATAGCGTGGGTTTGTTTTGACTTCCTCATTTACCATCTCACCCAGTTCGTCAGCACATTTTACACCAGGACGAAACAATTGGGGCCATGTATCCTGAATGATTTCCCTAAGTTTGTCTGGTGTTTCCGAACTAATCACTTTACACAAGAAGTTTGTTGATAGTCTATGTCATTCCAATGTCTCACGGCATTAGCAACGATGGCAACGTTAGTGACCAAGTAAGAAACAAAAATAAGGGTGCGTATGCCAGCAACAAGATCTGCTTCTCTGTCCGTTCGTCCATCCTTACTGCCCAATGCTTTTGCCCATACTCTCCAAAATTTATTATTTCTCATCTACCTTCATCTCTCTCATTCCTTTACATTCAACTCCACGTCTGAACATTGACATCATTGATTCTTGTGCAGAGATCATATCAAAGTAAACAGCAACTTTATCTTTGCCTTGATAAACATAATCAACACAGTAGAACCCATACTTCAATGGA